TAATATATTCCGATGTAGATATTCTATGGTTGTCAAATCCGAACAAAATATTTAATCAAATTATTGAAGATAAGTTTTATGTTAGTAATGAAAATGGATTAATGTCTGACGAATATTGGGGTGGTAGAATTCTTAATGAAAATGAAAAAAAAATTATAAATGAAAATAATATTAGAGGAATTAACGCTGGAATATTTGGGTTTAATAAAAATATGGTTTATCATTTAAAAAATGTTGAAGAATTTTTAAATCAGAATAATGATTTAATTAATGTTTGTTTAGAGCAACCTTTTATTAATGTATATCTATTTCGTAATAATTTATATAATAATACACTAAATGAGTGTGTTTCTCATAATGGTTATAATGTTGATTCTTATGAAGGAACTGTGTTACATTTTGCTGGAGGACCTGGAAGTTTTGAACATAAGTACAATAAAATAATAAATTACAATACTAAAAATTTTTAATAAAAAATGGAAATATTTGAAAATAGAAATGACTTACTAAACACTATGGATAAAAATTTAGTGGTTTGTGAAATTGGGGTATTTAAAGGGGATTTCTCAAAAATAATGTTAGATATACTATCACCAAAAGAATTACATCTTATAGACACCTTTAATGGTATGATGTGTTCAGGAGATAAAGATGGTAATGATATTACTTGGGTTAATTTAGATGAAGAATACCTAAATGTAACAAATATGTTCTCAAACAATGATAATGTTTATATTCATAAGGGATTTAGTACAGATATCTTAAACGGGTTTGAAAATAATTACTTTGATATGATTTACATTGATGGTGACCATTCATATGAAGGTGTAAAATCAGATTTAAAGTTATCTTTTTCAAAAGTTAAAGATGGTGGTTTAATATGTGGTCACGATTACATCTCATCTAAATTTGAGGATGTTGTTAGAGCTGTAGATGAGTTTTGTGACGACCATAATTTAGAGATTAAATACTTAACTAAAGATGGATGTCCATCATTTTGTATTATAAAAAAATAATTAAATATGGATTTAAACAATTTTATTGAGAAAGTGCAACCATTTTCTATGACTAGTGTTGAAAGAATTACTGAATTATATAATTCATTAGAATATATTAGAACTAATAATATAGATGGAGATATTGTTGAGTGTGGTGTTTGGAAAGGTGGTAATATTATAGGTATTATAGAATATCTAAAATACCATAATATTTTAGACAAAAGTGTGTGGCTTTATGATACTTTTGAAGGAATGACATCACCGGAAGAAATAGATGTCGATTTAGATAATAAAAAAGCATCCGATATTTTGAATTCTGTTTTATGTTATTCATCATTAACCGAAGTAAAACAAAATTTATCAAAATCCGAATTCAATAATGAAAGATTAAAATTTATTGTTGGTGATGTTTCCGAAACATTATTAATAGAAAGTAATAAACCTAACAAAATTTCACTATTGAGATTAGACACTGATTGGTATAAATCAACAAAAGATGAATTAATTCACTTATATCCAATATTAGTTAATGATGGGGTTTTAATAGTTGATGATTACGGTCATTGGAAAGGTTCAAAAACAGCTACTGACGAATTTTTTGAAGAAAATAATATTTCACTGGAAATTATTAAAATAGATTATACAGGAATTAAAATAATTAAAAAATGAAAAAAATATTAGTAACCGGTGGTAATGGTTTAGTTGGTTCTTCCATTACTTCTGATGTAAAAATTGGGAAAGAATATGATTTAAGAAACCCTGACGAAACAAATAAAATGTTTGAATACCATAAACCAACACATGTTATTCATTGTGCAGGTAAAGTTGGTGGTCTTAGTGCTAATATGAATTATAAAGGAGAGTTTTTTTACGATAACATAATGATTAATACTAACGTTATTGAATCGGCAAGAAAAAATAATGTTAAAAAATTAGTGTCATTTTTATCAACTTGTGTTTTTCCTGATAATATCGAATATCCAATCACCGAAAAGAAAATTCATTTAGGTGAACCCCATTCATCAAATTACCCATACGCTTACGCAAAAAGAATGTCCGATATTCAAATCAGGGCGTATAGAGAACAATATGGTTTAGAATATGTCTCAGTTATACCTACAAACATTTACGGACCTAACGATAACTTTTCATTAGAATCCGGTCACGTAATCCCTATGTTATTACATAAAATGTATAACGCTCAAAGAGATAACACTGATTTTGTTGTTTGGGGTAGTGGAACACCATTAAGAGAATTTATATATTCTAAAGATATTGCAAAATTATCTGAATGGGCGTTAGACAATTATAATGAATCAGAACCTATTATATTCAGTAATTCAAATGAAATTAGTATTAAAGATTTGGTTGATTTATTAGTTAATGAGTTTAACTTTAAAGGGAAAGTAATATTTGACAAAACAAAACCTGATGGTCAATTTAGAAAACCATCCGATAATTTAAAATTAAAATCATATTTACCTAATTTTGAATTTACCCCAATTGAACAGGGATTAAAAGAAACAATAAATTGGTTTATAGAAAATTATGAAAACACAAGAAAATAAAATTGCTTTAATTACAGGGATTAACGGTCAAGATGGTTCTTATCTTGCAGAATTCTTATTAGAAAAAGGATATGAAGTTCACGGAACTTTAAAAAGAAATTCAGTAGCAGAAAATCAAACATCGAGATTAGATAACGTCTATAATAAAATTAAATTACATTACGCAGATTTAACTGACTTATCATCCTTGATTGGTGTCATTCAAAAAGTTAACCCTATCGAGATTTATAATTTAGCTGCTCAATCACACGTTAGAATTTCTTTCGACCAACCCTTATATACCACAAACGTAACTGGTGTTGGTACACTAAATTTATTAGAAGCGGTAAAATTAATAAAACCAAGTATTAAAATTTATCAGGCATCATCCTCAGAGATGTTTGGTAACTCAATCGATGAGGATGGTTTTCAAAGAGAAACAACCCCAATGAATCCAGTATCACCTTACGGATGTGCAAAAGTTTTTAGTTATAACATTTGTCGTAATTATAGAAATTCATACGGAATGTTCATATCAAACGGAATATTATTCAACCACGAATCACCAAGAAGAGGAACAAACTTTGTAACTAATAAAGTTTGTAAAGAGGCCGTTAAAATAAAACTTGGATTATCAAATGAACTTAAATTAGGTAATTTAGATGCTACCCGAGATTGGGGTCACGCAAAAGATTATGTAAGAGCTATGTGGGAGATATTACAATTAGAAACCCCGGATGATTTTGTTTGTTCAACGGGTATATCACATTCAGTTCAAGACTTATGTGAGTATGTGTTTGGTAAATTAGAATTAGATTGGGAAGAATATGTTAAACAAGATGAGAAATTTTTAAGACCTGAAGAATTACATAATTTAAAAGGAGACTCATCTAAATTAATTAACGCCACAGGTTGGTCTCACGACTACACCTTTGAGAGTATGTTAGACGAAATGATAGAACATTGGTTAGACTACTATAAACAACAATAATAATATAATGGCTGAACAGCGAAAAAGAAAACCAACAACAACTCCAACTCCGGAGGTCACCGGTAAACCGGTAAGTAAAAAAGATTTAATTGGTCAAATCATTAAAAGAAAAACTAAAGAAAAGTTTTTAACCGTAAATCAAAAAAAATATTACGAAACCTTAATTGATAGTGAAATCACAGTTTGTTCCGGACCAGCGGGTACTGGAAAAAGTTATATCTCTATGAAAGCAGCAATTGATTTGTTGTTTGACCCTGACACACCATATGAAAAAATAATAATTATAAGACCCGTAGTTGAGGGAGGAGATTCTCGTTTAGGTAGTCTTCCCGGGTCTTATGAAGAAAAAATGGAACCGTACATTGTACCGTCTTATTATTTACTAAATAAAATTATTGGTAAGGAATCAAGAGAAAAATTAAAGGATAACGGATTTATTGAGGTGTTGTCTATTTCATATCTCAGAGGTTTCAATATTGACAATTCAATTTGTGTAGTTGAAGAAAGTCAGAACACAACCCCATTAGAGATGAAATTAATCTTAACCAGAATTGGTTTTAATAGTAAATTTTTCATATCCGGTGATATTGAACAATCCGATAAATTTAAAGATAAAGAAAAATCAGGATTATACGACGCGATAAATAGACTCAAAGATGTTAAAGGTATCGGTATTAGTAGTTTTACTGATGATGATGTTGTTAGAAATCCAATAATTAAAGAAATTATTAAACGATATAACGATTAAGTTTTAAACCTTTTTAAATTAACCAATAGATGGGTTAATTTATTTTTTTTAACATAAGAATAAGTACCAAAATCATTACTAATTAATTCATTAAGATATTGGTACTTATTTATTTTTTCAATAACTTCACCCAATTCTCTTTTTTTTCTTCTACAACACATATGTTTAGTTAATTCATCAATTAAACCTAATTTCGATATTTTAACATAAATTGGACGTTCATTTTTATAAAACTCAGTAAATGAATTATATGTATTAGTAATTTTAATTAAATCATCAATATCATACACTTCAGAATAAGGGTTACCAATAATAACATTATTAATTTCATTAACCGATGTATTAATTTTTAAATCCTCAAGTTTTAATATTAATTGATTTTTTATGTCTGTTTCATAATCTCTATTATTTTCGTTAAGAGTTATTAATGTAATATTATTTAGTAATGACAAATCATTTTTTAACTTATCTCGTTCATTGTCTATATGCCACCCCTTACCGTTGTATTCAAAACCAAGATTATAGTCGGGTAAATATACATCAATTTCGTATGGTTTTAATGTTCTCCTATCATTATAAATTATATTATCAGTGTTATATAATTTAGAAATAATATCTTTAAGAATTAATTGTGGGACACTAAACGACTTTGAAATCATATGAGAACAGATATCATTTAAAATACCATTTCGTCTTGAAGACGAGTATGCTGACGGGTCATTCTTTTGAAATTCCGATTTTGTTTTATATTTTTTTGCAATTAACGATAATGTTTCGTAATTCAAATCCCTACCAACCATTTTATTTCTTTTAGAGATACATTTTGATTTATGAGAGTTTGATTTATGTAACCCTAATTTATTTGCTTTAACATAAATAGATAGTTCAGTTCTATTTAGAATTTCACACAATTCAGAATTAAACATATTTGAATAATTTTTCACTAATTAATTAATTTCGTCTTCCGACCAAATTTTTCTTTTATTTTCTTCCATATATTATATAAATATCCTAATTTTTCTTAAAAGTCAAATATTTACAAAAAAAAATATATAATTATTTTAACATAAAACAAATAAATGAGAATAGCAATTGAGATTAACGGGGTATTAAGAAATACCTTAGACAAGATAGAACAAACCTATCAAAAATATATGATAGATAAGACAGACGGTCTTGAGGATGAAGAATCGTTTAAATATGAGATGAATTTACCAGTAGATAGTCTAAATCTTAGAAATCACTTTAAGTTTCAAACAGATGAAGAATTATATTCATTTTTATATGAAGAGTTTCCCATGGAAATTTTTGGACATTCACAATCAACTGAATATTCGACCTTTAACGATTTTAACGACATATATTTAAATTTAAGGGATAATCACGATATATTGATAGTGTCAGATGAGATTGGTAAATCAAAACCAGCATCTCTTTTCTTCTTATCAAAATTTGGTTGTTTAGTAGAAAAAGTAAAATTTTATAGTAATTCAACAATAAATTCTATGTGGGATGAAATTGACGTTTTACTTACATCAAACCCTGCACTATTATTAGAACATCCGGAAGATAAAATTGTTATAAAATATCAAACGGACTATAATAAACACATCAAATTAGATAATTCTATAACAACACTTAAAGAATTAGAATTTGAATTAACAAAATTACTATAATGTTAAAAGTATTAGGAGAAAATTATTATTTGGATTTAGACAAAATAGATGACTATGTTCAAATTAAAGGTGATAAAGTTGTCACATCAGGTGTTACAGAATCGGCTCACATCAGTATAATTAAATATGAAACGGTTAAATTAATGATGGACATTATTATGGATGAACAGGAAGAAATTGATGAGACGTTGGGTACTAAAGGGACCAATAATTTATCAATACCATTTAAAATTGCGTTTAACACATTACTTTTTAAAAAATTACTAAATAAAATATAATATGAATCAAGAACAAATTACAAAATTAGAGTTGTCTATTGAGAATATGAAAAATAAGAAATCAAGAATTTATCTTATCTCTCAAGACACCAAAGGTAATGCTAAAGCATCTATCGCTTACATTTATCGATTAGGGTTATCGTTATTAAATGCGGGATATAACCCAATCGTTTTACACGAAACACCGGATTATACCGGAGTCTCAGGATGGTTAGGAGAGGAATATATGAAATTACCTCATAAATCAATTGAAGGACAAAATTTGGAAATCTCTCCGGAAGATTTAATTGTGATTCCTGAGTTATATGGTTTTATTATGTCTCAAATTACTAATTTACCTTGTGGTAAAATTGTTTTATGTCAAGCTTATGACCACATTTTAGAAACTTTACAACCGGGTCAATCTTGGTCCGATTTAGGATTTTTAAAATGTATCACAACTTCGGATAAACAAAAAGAACAAGTCGAATCTATAATGAGAAACGTATCATTTGATATTTTAAAACCTTATATTTCTGACGAATTCAAACCTCAAGAATATCCGGCAAAACCGATAATTTCAGTTCATTCAAGAGAACCAAGAGATACCGCAAATTTAATTAAAACTTTTTACATTAAATTTCCCCAATATAGATGGATAACATTCAGAGATATGAGAGGTTTAAGTGAAAAAGAATTTGCTAAAGGAATGGAAAGTTCGTGTTTATCTGTTTGGATTGACGAGACAAGTGGATATGGTACATTCCCATTAGAATCTATGAAATCAAATGTCCCTGTGTTAGGTTTGGTTCCAAATGTAGTTCCTGAATGGATGTCAGAAAATAATGGTCTTTGGATTAACAATAAAACTCAAATGGTTGATTTCATTGCAGATTATTTACAAAATTGGTTAGAAGATAATGTAAATGAAAATTTATTTATTGAAATGAAAAAGACCATTGATTCATTACCAACTAAAGAAACTTTTGAAAAAGAGGCGGTTTCTTTATTTGAAAAATATATTTCAACAAGACGAGAATCTTTTGAAGAACAATTATCTAAACTAGAAACTATTGAATAATATGGAAGAAGTAACAAAATTTGACGTATCGGTAATATTACCAATCAAATCATCAAAAGTAAGAGATTTTGATGAATATTTTAAAAAAGCAATTGAATCGTTACAGATTCAAAAAACAGAAATAAATGAATTAGTTATTGTTCACACTAATGAGACATCTTTGGTTGAATATTTAGATACTTTTGACTTTGGTAACCTTCCGGTTGTTAAAATTGAATGGACTAAAGAACCTAATTATTCAGCACAAATTAATTATGGAGTTAGAAGTGCCAAATCAAAGTGGGTTTCTCTATTTGAATTTGACGACGAATACTCATCAATATGGTTTAAGAATGTGAAAAAATATTCTGAATTTTACCCGGATGTTTCGATATTCTTACCAATTGTGGTTGATGTTGACCAAGACACTAAATTTGCCGGGTTTACGAATGAGGCAACATTCGCAGCGAACTTTACACCGGAAATGGGTATATTAACCAACGAAACATTAATGGAATACCAAAATTTCCAAAGTTCAGGGATGGTGATAAAGAAAGATACTTTTATTGATTTTGGATTATTAAAACCATCATTTAAATTAACGTTTGGTTATGAATTCTTTTTAAGAATGACATATAACTCAATTAGAATTATGTCTATACCAAGAATTGGTTATAAACATATGAACTTGAGAGAAGGTTCTATTTTTTGGAATTACAAAAACGGAGATAATCCGATAACATCTGATGAGGTTAAATTTTGGGTTGAGTCGGCAAAAAAAGAATATTTCTTTATCAATGATAGAGCCATAAAGTACGAACTACAAGAAGTTTAATGTTAGAACCAATTAATTTAACAGGAGATACAAATGTTGAGTTAAAGAAGAAAGGTAGAAAACCAACCCAATTAAATTATTTTGATGTTAGAGAAGAAATGGCCGTTATTCGGTTTTTAGAAACTGAATGTCACCACGAAAGAAATAAAATTTATAATGAGTTTTTAAGAAAACCTTTAGATAAGATGATATCTTCAATTATTAGAAGATATAAATTATATAGAAAAGACATGAACTTCGAGGAAATTCATGTAGACACTCACTCGTTTTTAATGACAAAAATAGATAAGTTCAAGCCTTCTAAAGAAAAGAAGGCTTATTCTTATTTTGGAACCATCTGTAAAAATTATCTGATGGGTCAAATAATTAAAGACCAAAAAGAAACAAACCGAAAAATATCCTATGAAGATATTTCTACTAGTTTAGAGAATGACGAAGGATTTGCTTATTATATTGAAAACGATAATTTAGATTCTGAAAAAGTTATATATCATTTCTTAATTGAATTAGAAAATTTTATTAAGAATGAAAATTTAAGCGAAAACGAAATAAAACTTGGTCAGGCTTTATATGATTTATTTGATAATTATGAAAATATTTTTGTTGGTAACGACAATAACAAATTCAATAAAAATATAATATTACTATCGTTAAGAGAAATGACAAACCTTTCAACCAAAGAAATAAGGGGGTCTATGAAAAAATATAAAAATATGTATTTTGAGTTAGTTCAAACTATAATTAAATAAAAATCAATATTAAATATTTATTGTTATGGCAAGACCAACAAAAAAAGAGATTAATCTTAGTAAGGAATCAATGTTATCTTTGATGCAAGAAATCTACAATGAACTTGTGGAACAAAGAAGTACCGCTATTAGAATACAAAATAAAATGCTCACTATGATGAAAGACCCGGAAGATATGACTATTATTGGTCCGGTAATAGAAAAACAACAAAAAATCATAAATGATTGTGTTGAGAAAAAATTAACATTATCTAAACTACAATCTACGTTATGGGAAAAAAGTAACAACAATAATAATGATGGTGGTGGTTTCTCAATAACTGACTTAGGTGATGACGAATTATTAAGAACTTTAATGGAGAAAGACATCTCTAAAGATAATAATTCATATAAAATGAAAAAATAATATTATATGTCGTCATTAGATATAAATTTTGATTATAATAAAATTCAAAAAAGAGTTAATGCTTCTAAATCTTTTGCTGACGTTAAATCTCAGTATAATGACGTGAATAAAAAGGCCGGTGATTCATTTGAAAAGACAAAATCCCAAGTTTCAGAATCACTAACCAGTATTAAAGAACAAACTAAACGTTATCAAAGACAAGTTAAAAATCAGTTCGAACAACTTTTAGATTTATCAAATACCACCGGTGGTAACGGAAGTGGTTCTCCAAGATATATAAAAAGATTATTGTTAAGAACAATTAAAAATGTTCAACCAAGATTACGAACTATTGTTATTAAAGATTGTTTAACTGCTCTTGGATGTGACCAACAACAGACATATAGTCCGGGTCCGGTATATGTTAAAGTAAGTTCCATAGATTTATTTAATAGATTGTTAATTGACCCCCAAGATGAGGTTGGTGCTATTATCTATGAAAAAGCCCCTATCCAAGTTGGTCAAATTCCTTTTTCTATGAATAGGGAGTTACATCAATTAACTACTAATCCTGCCACAAGTTATAATCATAGAGGTAAATCAGGACAAGATTTGTTTGACATTAAATATTATGAACTTCACCCAACGTTGGGTACCACCGGTCCTTGGTATGAGGTTGATTTAAAAAGCCGAAGTAATCCCCTTAAAGTTGGCGAGTTTATGGTTGATTATTATGATACCATAAGAATGTCTGAAGATACCGATATAATCGCTTCCATTATGGAATCACTATCCGGAGCGATTTCTATGAAAGTGGATGCTGGTATCTCACAAGTTGAGAATGCAAGTAAGTTTGAATTAATTTTAGCAAGAATATTGGGTCTTTGTTTTGATAGTAGAGGTAATGAGATTGACACTAGTGGTATTGCGAAGGTTGCCGAATTAGACGCTATTGATGATTCGTTTTTTGAATTTACTGAAATTGATTTACGTAATATAGAAAGTCGGGTTAGAAATATTAAAAATGGTGTTATACAGTTTGAAGATTGTGATGATATATTGTTACCGGTTAATTTTAACGAAATTGTTGGTGCTTTAGGGACTTTAAATTTTTATGAAGGTAGTGAGTTTGAAAACGCTGCGGATAATATTACTGATGTTTTAGCAAACAATCCGGCTTGGATTGGTGCGGGAATTAACATTAACCCACAAGTTGTTGTTGATACTAATTTTATTAAATTAATTACTAATGGTATGATTAGTGCTTTAATCACACCAAAAATGATATTACCAATAATTGTTATGTACAAAGCCTTGGGTAATACACTAGCCGATAGTATTAAAACATTTACTGACTTTGCAAAAATATTTAAAAAATTCTTTATAAATTTAGTATCTAAAGTGGGTGCTATATTTGTTGAGGAATTATTTAAACTGATTAAGGAAGATATTTTAAAATTAATCCAACAAATTATTGCTGATATTGTTAAAGAAAAAGTGTTTAAGAAATACGCTATGATATTAAAATTGATTGGTTTATTATTAGCAATTATTTCAATAATAAGTGATTATAGGAGATGTAAAAGTTTAATTGATGAAATATTTGCAATATTAAATTTAATCAACCTTCCGGGGGTTGGTGGTGGAATACCATTACCATTATTATTTGCGTCACAACTATTGGACGGTTATTCCGAATCAAGAGCATTTATTGGTGTTATTGAGGAGTTACAAAGTTTAGGTATCCCAACAGGAGCAATGCCGAGTGGTGCTCCTAATTTAGAAATGTTAGGTAAGTTCGGTCAAATGAAGGCGATGTCAAATGAAGATGCGGAAAATAATAAAATTCAAATCGCTATAGGACCATTAGCAATAACACCCGCGGGATTAACTGTTCCTTCTAGTGCTTACGGTAAAAAATTCTAATTATGGATAGAAAAGAAAAATCAGAAAAAGTTTTAAATATAATTAAAGATTATAAAAATTCATCAAATAAAGATTTGATGTTGGTTATGGACCATCTTCAAGAAGATTTTGAATTCACTAAAAATATGGTGTTAAAAGGTTCAGAACAAATTGACAAAATTGAAACCACTTATAATATGGTATTAAAAGAATACCAAAAACGAATCAAACCAAATGATAATAGATAACGAAAATAAATACCAAATTTTATTCCCCGGTTATGTTTATGATAATCAGGACCCAATGATGTTAGGTCGGCTTAGAGTTATTCCTGAAACAAAAAATTATTTAGACATAATTGCTTCGGTACCTGATTGGAATGAAGAAACTGATAAATGGACATCTAAAGACCCGTTAATCTTTATTCCATTACTACCATTTTATATTAGTCAAGTACCAAAACTTGATGAGTATGTTCATATTATTTATATGAACAAAAAATATCCGTATAAGAATCAATTTTATCTTCAAGGACCATTCTCATCCCCGATGACAACACCGTTTGAAAATTATCAAGGGGCTAAGAAATTTTTGGCAACCGGTGATAGAATCAAACAAGGGATGAGTATTAAAAATCAATTTGGTGAATATCGTAACGATAAAAGTAAAGGAGTATTCCCGGAACCGGGTGATAACGCTTTATTGGGTCGTGGGACTGCTGATGTTATTGTTAAAGAAAATGAAGTTTTAATTCGTGCGGGTAAAACAAAAGAATTATCAAAAGATAAATTCCCGGAAGCAAATCAAAATAGAGCATTTTTACAATTAACAAGATTTACACAAACAAAAACAACTTTACCAAAAGAACCAAAATATAGATTAGTTGAGAATGTAGTAATGGTTCAAAAAATGATTGTTTGGGATATTATAACATTAGGAACGGCTATGGATTCCTTTACTGGGTCAGTTAAACTATATAACTTAAAACCAAGTTCAAAGGTTAATACTCAAAATTTTAAATTTGACACTATTTTAGATTTAAAAAGTGGTGAAGATTATGGGGTTGAATTAGAGTCCGTTTCATTTATGAATAAAACCTTTGTTGAATCAGTTAAAATTATTAACGATTTTATCTCATTAGTTTATAACCCAAACATTAATTTTACAGGTATTACGATAAATAACAAACAAAATTTAACAAATACATTCCCATTTGTTGTTACACCGTCAAAACAAACTTATGAAATTGGTAAAAAATTCTCACCATTACCAGCATTACAAGATGTTTCAGAATATATAAATTATCGTCGTTTTTTTAATAATATAAAACTTAACAATTCAAAAGAAGATGGTTGGTTTTTAGTCTCATCTAACAAAGGTGGAAAACCGTTATTTGGTCCTCAGAGTAATTTAAAAGAAGAATCAGTTACACCAACTAAATTTCAAAATGAAGACATAACTTATGGTGTTTTAGGTGCTCAAAAAGTATTTTTATTATCTCAAAATTCAAAAAGCCCAAAAGGTCAGATTGATTTATCTAATACATTATATGGTATCCCTCAGGATAAATTTGTTGGTGCCGGTGACACATTATTTGAGAAAACATACTCAAGTGTCAGAGGAGAAGAATTGGTTAAACTAATTGAAAAAATCGTGGAATTTTTAAACAACCACGTTCACCCTTATGCTAATATGGTACCGGATGAAGCTACCCAAGGTTCTAAAACAACCAAGACTAGTATTAACCAATTACTAGCCGACGTAAATAATACTGTTCTAAATCAAAATATTCGTATAAACTAAATATTTATTGTTAAAACATTTTATGTCAATTAACAATTCCTATTTTAGTAAAAATAATACAATCATATCAAATAGTTTAACAAACACAGGTAGAAATCCTGTAACAGAACTATTTTATGGCTCATTAGCAACTTCACAATACCCTAACGGATATAGTAGGTTCATATTTGATTTAGACCTAACATTACTTCAAGAAAAAGTTTCTGACGGAACTATCTCAAGTACTTGTACTGATGTTATGACCCATACGCTAAGAATGGTTAATACTTCAACATTTAGTCTTGAAACATTAAATACATCAACATCACAAGGTAGATTACGAGCCACATCATTTGATTTGGTGTTATTTAGAATACCGGATAACCAAATGTGGGATGAAGGTGTTGGTTATGACTTTGCTGACTTAATTTACGAATACAGTAATTCAGATAAAAATTTCTCAACAAGACCATCAAATTGGATTCAAACAACAACATTAAGTGGTTGGACCGAACAAGGTATATATAACAATAGAAATACCGGGACAGTTCCGTATAGTGCATTAACCATAGTTGATACACAACATTTTCAGTTCGGTAATGAAAACGTATCATTTGATATGACTACCGAAATTAATAGTATATTGGATGGGTCATTAACAGGTGTTACAGGTTGGGGAATTGCTTACTTACCACAGATAGAAAATCTAACCGGTTTAACAACTAACTATGAAGTTCAATTTTTTACTAGACATACTCAAACATTCTATGAACCGTTCTTAGAAACAATTTATGATGATATAATTGAGGATGATAGAAACTCATTTTCATTAGGTAAAATCAATAAATTATATCTATATCTTTATGAAGATGGTAACCCTATTAACTTAGATACACTACCGTCGGTATCTATCTCAGACGCAAATGCAACACCTATTCTTGGGTTATCAACACCAAATTTAGATGTTTGTCAAAGAACAAAAGGCGTGTATGAAGTAACTATTCCACCACTTATTGGTTATCAAACACCTTGTTCGTTTTATGATGTTTGGAGTAACTTAACTTTAAATGGTTTTTCTTTATCAAATATAACAAATAGTTTTACTATCTACCCACTGAAAAAATCAATTCAAATTGGGACAACAACTCAGGACCCAAAAGTTTATGGGTTTGATTATTATGGGATTAAACAAGATGAAAAAATATATAACACAGATATTAGAAAAGTTGGTGTGGTTATCAAACAAGCTTACACTACTCAAAAATTATTACCAAACGTGGATGCTCATTATAGAATATATGTTCGTGAAGGTCAAACAGAAGTTCAAGTTCAAGATTGGACAAAAATAAACAGAACTCCAAATGAATACTACTTTATGTTTGATACTCGAGATAAAATTCCAAATGAATATTATGTCGATTTAAAAGTTATTAGTAGTGGAGAAATAAATACATACAAAAAACAAATCAAATTTCAGATTGTTAATATAAAAAATTAAAAAATACTATGTCAAATAGAATATTAAATTGTACAACGTGTAACGATAATTCACCAATAACATTTGTTGCTGATGACTCATTAATACCTTTATATGGGGGAATACCGGCCTCTTTTATAATTGGGTTAAATTCTGTGGGGTTGATAGATGAATCTTTTATATATGGTGCCGGGTTTGATAATATTGTTTACACAATACAAATTCAATCGGATGAAAAAATATTGGTCGGTGGGCCTTTTTCAAGTTATGATGGAATACCTGCAAATAAAATTATACGATTAAATTCTGATGGGTCAATTGATAATACATTTGTTATTGGGGTTGGATTTAATGATACTGTCAGAACTATTGCAATTCAATCAGATGGAAAAATATTGGTTGGTGGTGGTTTCTCAAGTTACGATGGAGTATCGTCAAATTATATTATAAGATTAAATTCTGATGGGTCAATTGATGATACATTTGTTATTGGAGATGGGTTTGATAATATTGTTTACACAATACAAATTCAATCGGATGGGAAAATATTGGTTGGAGGTAATTTTGGCAATTATGATGGAACATCGGCAAATAGAATTATAAGATTAAATTCCGATGGTTCAGTTGATAATACATTTATTGTTGGAGATGGGTTTGATAATATAGTAAATACAATACAAATACAATCAGATGAGAAAATATTGATTGGCGGGATTTTTACGTCTTATGATAATACTAACGCTTTTAATATTGTTAGATTAAATTCCCTCGGTTCAATTGATAACACATTTGTTGTTGGGAATGGGTTTAATGGGCAGGTAAATACAATACAAATTCAGTCAGATGGAAAAATATTAGTTGGTGGTCAATTTACAACTTATGATGGAGTATCGTCAAATTATATTATAAGATTAAATTCAGATGGTTCAATTGATAATACGTTTGATATTGGAACTGGTTTTGATAATTGGGTATATACAATACAAATTCAGATAGATGGGAAAATATTGGTTGGAGGTAATTTTTCATCTTATGATGGAATACCCTCAAATTTTATTATAAGATTAAATTCCGATGGTTCAGTTGATAATACATTTAGTGTTGGTACAGGATTTAATAGTACTGTATTAACAATGTTGATAAAAGATAATGGGACTTTGTTAATTGGTGGTGGTTTTTACTTATATAAACCCACCACGATTAACAGAATTATAAGATTAAACACAAATGGGGTATATGATAGTTCTCTATTTTACAACATTGGGTTTAATGAATTAGTTAGAACAATTGATATCCAGTTAGATGGAAAAATATTGGTTGGTGGTGATTTTCAAAATTATGATGGAACAGTATCAAATTATATTATTAGATTAAATTCCGATGGGTCAATTGATGATACATTTATTATTGGTGATGCGTTTGATGGTTTAGTTAGAACAATTGATATCCAGTTAGATGGGAAAATATTAGTTGGTGGTGATTTTCAAAATTATGATGGAACAGCGTCATATGGAATTATCAGATTAAACTCTGATGGTTCAATTGATAACACATTTGTTGTTGGGAATGGGTTTAATGGGCAGGTATATACAATACAAATTCAAACAAATGGAAAAATATTGGTCGGAGGTAAATTTAATCAATATGATGGAACATCCTCAAATAATATTATTAGATTAAATTCCGATGGTTCAATTGATGATACGTTTGTTATTGGTGGTGGGTTTGATGATAATGTTTATTCAATACAAGTCCAATCAGATGAAAAAATAATAGTTGGTGGAGATTTCTCAAACTATGATAGTATAACCTCAAAAAGAATTATAAGATTAAATTCTGATGGTTCAATTGATAACACTGTTGGGAGTGGGTTTGATGGTAATGTACTTACAATACAAATTCAATCAGATGGTAAAATATTGGTTGGTGGAAATTTTACAGATTACGACGGTATACCGGCTAATAATATTATACGGTTAAATTCTGACGGTTCAATTGATAATACATTTGTAAATGGAACCGGTTTTAGTAGTATGGTTTTTACAATACAAATACAATCCGATGGAAAAATATTAGTTGGAGGTAGTTTTGGGACGTATAATGAAACACCATCAAATTATATTATAAGATTAAATTCTGATGGGTCAATTGATGATACATTTGTTATTGGTGGTGGGTTTAACGATAATGTTTATACCATACAAATTCAATCAGATGGGAAAATATTAGCAGGAGGAGCTTTTTCAAGTTACCCTTTAAATAGTGGTGTTTTTCAATTACAAGAAGGAAATTGTGTTTCATTAGATTCTTATGGTGTAGTAAGTAGAAATCAACCAGAAAGATTAATAACTTTTGGCCCGTTCATATCTTGTATAGAATGTTCAACACCCGATGATAGTGCTGGTGTTGAATCTATAATTTGTATATCTTGTGATGATGTTTATTCTGTAACGGCAACAACAGTTCCTCACGCAATTTATTTGAACAATCAAGGAAGAGCAATATCACAGATAAACACCGTTGGAATTGGAGGATTCAACGGATTAAATAATTAACCTAATCGAAGTATTTTAAAATATCAGATATTTATAAATAAAAAACAAAATGGCAAATAGATTATTTACGGGAACAACTTGTAATAACGGTTTAACTTTAACGTTCATAGCCGATGACCTCATTATAACCGCCAACCCTTTAAATAGAGTATATCAACTTGTAAATGGTAGTTGTATTACAATAACGGCATCAGGAACAACTACAACTAATAATACGACAGCCACTATTTTTTATGGTCCTTACACTTCTTGTACAGAATGTATAACACCAATTAATAGTGCGGGAGTTACATCAGAGATTTGTGTTAGTTGTGATGGTGGGATTACTGTTAGCGCAACTACAGTACCTCACTCAGTTTATACAAACGCATTTAATAAATCAATATCACAAATTAACACTGTCGCCCTTGGTGGTTTTGATGGTTTAAATAACTAAATAAAAAAAGAGGGTGTTATCCCTCTTTTTTTTATCAAATATTTTTTTTTATATTAAAATTTTATTTATCTTTGTGTATTAATTAATTATACCATGATAAAATTTATAAAAAGAAAATTAAAACGTAGAGCGGTTAAAAGACAACTTTTAAAGTTACAAGGTGTATATGATTATAATGACCCGGGTATGCTCGCAGACATTAATATTTGTATGTTTATTTGTAGAAATGCTATCAAACATAAAAATACAACTTTTGAATTAACCCCCATTTCAAACGAAAGAGTAATCGAAAATAAAAAAATGGGTATTTTTGTAATTTTAGATGATAAAAAAATTACAGTAATTAATCACGTATGTTATTATAGTAATATTCCTATGTCAGATAGAGATTGGAAAAAACTTATAACTATGTATGATAATAAAGTACAAGAAATAAGAAAAGATAAAATCCGACAAATGAAAGCTCAAGTAGAATTCTCATTGGAAAAACTAAAAAATAAAGTCGTTACTAAATTAAAAACCCCTACTATAGAATAGGGGTTTTTTTGTACGTATTATCAACGATATTATCAACGTTGGTATCTTTTGTTATCTCAACCCATTCCGTTACAATGGGGACTATCTTTAACCCCTTCTTACCCGGTGTTTGATTAATGTTGTTCCCGTCCTCATCACTTGATGTTGAGTTTGGATGTTTGGTCATATAATTAGTAATTTTCTTAGCTTTAGATTCTATTTTCTTAATCTGTTTTTTTGTTTCGTCCATAGAACCATCATAACTATCATACTCCAATTCAGGACTATCATATTTAGATACAGGTATTGTAAAAGGACCCATCTCTGATTTCTTGAATTTTCTAATACCCATCTGTAGTGGTGCGACATACGAACCTCTCCCACCTGAACTATCTCCTGTCGCTTCTTTAATCTGTATTTTACTATTTTCCTTCATATACTTATAAATATCTAAAAATATTAAAATGGAAGAACAACAATTATTTGGTAAATTATTTGAATCAATACCAATACAAACTGAAGAACATTTGGATGCAATCCTAACGACTATGACCACGGAACATGCAATATTTTACCTAACTCAAGCAGTTAAATACGCATACCAATCCGGGATATATTCATTAGGTGAATGTGAAGTAATATCTAAATCAATTAGAGTTAGTAATAAAAAAGAAAAAGAGGACTAATTGTCCTCTATTTTTAATTCGTATTTAAATAATCCACAATCCCATATTTTATCGTAACCTAATTCAGAGGTAAGTTCTTTTTCTGTTTTACTATAATCTAAATTAGGAAATCTCTTTTTAAGATTATTTTTACCAAACCCAAACTTATGAAATCTTTTATATCGATTAATTTTTGAATTATAGTAATAGTAAGTCGGTTTAGTTATCGATATTAAGTTAAACCCTAGATTTGTATATAAATTATTATTTGAATCAATTGTCCATCTTCTATCCGCAAAACTAATTATTGTTTTTGGTGTATAATCTTTAATAAATTGTTTTAATATTTTTGATGCCAACCCAATAATAACATAATTTTGTTTAGTTGCAAATCTACTTAATTCAAATTCACCTTCATTATTTTTAGTCATATTTCTTTTATTGTTAAAAGTCATAACCCCAACTAATTCATTATTATAATATCCACCATAAAATATATTTGATTTATCATTTCCTTGTATATGATTTTGGTTTAAAAAAAATGATTTATCTTCATTATCAATCTTTTTTATTATAATACTTCTTCCGCCAATTTTAAAACCATCATTAACTTTTAACAAATGTTTTAATTTAGTTTTAACTAACTCTTCTTTTGTTTTCCACTCATCTTCAAAAATATGAACTAATTTATAACCAATTTGATTACAATCTATTGTTTTATTTAAATGATAAGATGATGTTTTACCCATTTTTTCTGTATGATAATATAACCCATCATATTCTATACAAATATTTGTGTCCTCCACAATTAAATCAATCTCTTTTCCATTCAGTAATTTACGATTTTTACCTTTATTAACTTGAAACCCTAAACTCTCAATAAATTCTTTAATTTCTGTTTCACCTTTGGATGTCCAAGTTGGTGTCATATTAATATTTGTAATTTTAGCTAAATCACTTAACCCCCCAGATATTGAAGTAGAGACAATTTTTTCATTAGGGAATTTTAATTTATATTCTAATGTTGTGATATTATGTTTGTTTTTTAAGTGGGTATTTGAAATTGATTTCATTTTTTCTCCACATATTTTACAAATAACATAATTTTTAGTTTTAGATAAAAATTGTGATAATTCTGTTTTTTTAATGTAGTTTGGATGATATACAATATCTTCAGAAAATTTAGTTAAATACTCGTCTAAGGTTGTTTTATGAAATTTATTAATATGATTCTCAAAACAACCGGTTTTATTTTTAGTGTCAGTCGTATCCCAATCACATAATTTACATTTTCTTGTTGGTAAAATTTCAACTTCAACTATGGTAAAATAATCCTCAAACCATTTTTTATTATGTAACAATTCGTATTTTTTTCTTTGGTAGGTATTTGTTGGAATCCATACGTCACCATATAAGTCAATAATGTGTTTAGTTAATTTACCGGATAAATTATTAGGGTCTTTAATCACTACATTAGTTTTTTTACATTGAGCAACTAATTCGTGAGTGTCTGAAGAAATATAAATGTTAGATTTTGTAGATTCAATTTCTGAACTATTACCAATTTGAATTTGACCACCTTTTTTATTAATCTCAATATTATTGTCTTTTAATATTTGACTAATTTTTTTATGACCAACCTTAAATTTTTCTGCTAGTTTGTGAGTGCTAGTTATTTCAGTTTGATATAGTTCTATAATATTACTTATATCCTCAGAAGTTAATTTTGTTTTCATAGTAATATTTTTTATATAAATATATTAAAAAACCTTCAAAAGTCAAATTATAACCCATTTATTTTTAACCCATTTTTTTAAATAAAAAAAAGGGACTATATGTCCCTTTTCTTTAAATATTATAAGATTGTAGATTATCTCAACTCTCTTAAATCAAATGTTCTTACACCATCAACAGTAATTTTACCATAGAAACGGTTATTTACCATCTTTTTCGCGTATCTTGTCATAATCCCTTTAATTGGTGTGAAATTAAATGGGTTATACATTGTTGGAGTTAATTGTAACGGTACGTATGGTGCGTAGATGTAACCTGTGTCTAACAATGATGTTCCTTTGTGTCCTACTAACACTGTGTTAGCTGGGAAGTAAGGGTCACGGTAAACTTGGTAACGACCTGCTAATGTACCAACTCTTTCAATACCCATATTGTATTGGTCTTGCTCAGGAGACGCGTTAGATACGTGGAAGTATTCTAAATCGTCAAAGATAGCAGAGATTTCAGAAGAAACCACAATCCAGTTAGCTCCACCTCTTAATGTAGATTTGTGGATTTGAGCTGATAATTGGTTAATCGCTGTGATTAACGTTTGGTTCCAGTCTTTTTGAGTGTAGTTAGTCGTGTTAGCGATTCTTCTCCATCCGTTGTAATCCCAACGTAACGTCCAAGCTGCACCTTTACGTAAATCTCTTAAGATTTCACGGTCGATTTCAGCCGCAACTTGTTCAGATAATAAAGCTGTTAATTCAGCTTCAGCATCGATGTTGTGGAAAGCCGCAACGTCTTGAGCTAACTCAGGAGACCATTGTGCTCTTAATTTTCTTTCAGTAACAGAAACTGTAACAGAATCTAAGTCGAAAGAAACCTCACCGATTTTATCTTCAAATTCTAATTCTTCGTAACGTCTGAACGCTGCTTGAATAGGGGCGTTAGCTCCTGTACCTGACCAAGCCGCCTCAGTAATAGTACTTCCTGTATAACCATCTAAAGTTCCAGCACCACATCCCGCACAAACAGGTTGTTGAGCATCAACTTCTAAATAGATAACACCAGCGCCATCACATATATTTTTAAATGAACCTCCGTTACCGTCTGTTGGCCATTGTGTATTAGTTGTTTGACCATATTGAGCTATTCCTTGACCATATTTTTGAGTAACAACTCTAAATAATAAGTTAGTAAATGTTGATGTCCCTAATTGAGTTGCAACAGTTCCGTTAGTTGTGAATAATTTAAGACCTGATAAAAATTCTTCAGTATCCATTTCTTGACCATTTGGTCCGATTAATTTTCCTTCACCTGTTTGAGAAAAACCTGACATTGCTACCAATATTTTTCTAAATTCACCTGAAGCGTAAGTTGTAGGAACTAAAGCCCCATTAGACCAAGAAACAGTTGCACAGCTAGCAGTAATTGCTGACCATCTACCTTTAGAGTAATCAAATAATCCTTCAGGGTCTAAACCTGGTTCAGTTCCTTCGTAGAATAAATCATAAAGATTTTTTTGGTAAGCTCCCGCACCTGTTCCATAACCTTGGTTTGCACCATTGTTTGCTGGAGAATAGTTACCCGGAGAACCGATTGGTGAGTAGTGGTCACCTGATTGATTTGCTGTTCCACCTGAAAATCCTTGGATTTTTGGTACAAAGAAGAACAATTTACCGATTGGTAAATTCATCGCTTGTACAGATACGATTTCATTTGCAAGTAATTTAGAGAATACTCTTCTTACGATTGGAAAAACAACAGTTTCGAATGCTCCGTTAGAACCTTCACCTGTAGCTTCGTTTATCAAGAAAGACGCTTGGTTCTCATATAACTGAGCTACGTTTTCTCTCATATGTCCTTTAAGACCTTCTAGGAATCCTAATTTATCCCATTTGTTGATTGTGTCTTCTTTAATAACTTTAAGGTGTTTTAACCCGATGTTACCAACTAGACCTGATTCTAATAATGCTCCCATTTTTTTTGGTTTTTATTTATTTTTATTTATTTTTATTTTATTTTTGTCATTAAATCTTTCATTCTCAAGAACTGTGGATTCTCATATGTTTTTGACTCAATCAAGTTAACCGCTGAACCTGTAGCAGGTGATTTTGCAATTGTTCTTTCAAGAGATTCGTTCATAGGTTGAGATTTAGTTCCCGCTGATAATTCATTTTTAACAACTTGATATAAATTTTTAGATTCTTTAATAGTTTCAACACCATCAAATCTTCTTAAAATGTTAATTTTTTCTTGTTTTGATGTTGAGTGTTCAGTGAACAAACGTGTAGCGTAAGCTAAGTTTGAGTTGAATACTGCAACCTCGTTTAATTTACTTCTAAAAACATTAAGAGCTTTTCTATATTCTTCATTTTTCTCTCTTAAAACTTTTAATTCAGAGTTTGACGAACTTTCTTTAATAGCGGTATTAAATTTAGAGTGAGCTCTTGGTTTTGGTAAACCACCTTTTCTGAAATTAGACCCTGCACCTAAAGTACGAACCGCCTCTTTTGTTTCAGCTTTTTTAACTGTAGTTTTTGGTTTTTCAGTATATTGTTCTTTTGACTCAACTTTTTTAACCATTTTATTTTTACCAAGTTTACTTCCGGCATTTTCACCATCTTTGTAGTCGAATTTTGCTTTACCTGTTCCCATAGTTCTTGGACCTTGTTTCATTTTTGTTTTGAAACCTTCTCCTTGATTAGGTTTTGAATCGTAAGTGAATTTTGGTTTACCCATTCCAACACCTTTTGGTTTAATGGTAGATTTAGATTCCATAATAGATTCATCATCCATATCTTCTTCTTCATCTAATTCTTCATCATCCATATCTTCTTCTTCATCCATTTCAATTTCATAAACGATTTCCTCGTCCATTCCATATTCATCAGATTCGTCGAATTCTTCAAAATCCATTTCGTCATCAGAACCAAACATTCTTTCAACAATAGATTCAATAGATTCATCACCCATATCTTCTTCATCCATTTCTTCCCAAGATTCATCCATTTCTTCTTCACTTTCTCCAACAATCATATACTCTTTACCGGTTTCCTCATCTTTAAGGTGAGTGTTTCCTTTGTCGTCTTTTGTAACAACAATATTATCATCCGGTCCCATAAGTTGAAATACTCTAAGTACTTCCTCATCGTCAGCGTCAGTTAAGTCGATAGTATCTTCTTCGTCGTCCATATCTTCTTCGTCACCAAAGTCCATATCAACATCTTCGTCTTCACTATCGTCATCCATATCATCAGTATCCATATCTTCACCATCTTCTTCTGAATCATCGCCCATATCAATATCTGCGATATCATCAGAACCCATTGGTTCATCCATTTCAACGTCATCAGTTTCAATCTCATCATCTTCTTGTTCAGATAGAGATTCTTTTACTAGGTCTTTGATTTCTTGTTTCATTGTAGAAGCAAGTATTCCTTTTGCATTTTCAGCCACCGCTTCTTCCAAATTTTTCATTTGGATGATAGCCTCTTCAACTAAAGATTTTTCTTTTGCCATTGTTTTTATATAGTTTTAATATATAAATATCACCCAATACGAAAAAAGTTTAAATATTACTTAAATCACATAAGGTTTTTTATATATTCATAAATATCTCCAAAAAAATAAAAGCATAAAAAAAGAGGACATATAGTCCTCTTTTATTCATTAAGTGAGATTTTTACTACTCAATTACTTCGTCAATTTTACTTTCTACAATTGCAGTGATTCTCCACTCCATTGTATAATTTTCAAAAATTTTAGTAACTTTAGCCTCAACATCGGTTGGGTTGTAACCACTAACCAATTTCTCTTCTCTTTTAACTTTAATTTTACCTGACTCGTTATCAACGGTCTCTACGGCAATTTTTGCGATGAAATACTTTTCGTCCATAATTTTTTTCTATTTAATTTAATATCCTAAATAATCGTTTAATTTTTTCATTAAGTCAAGAGATTTATTACCTGAATCTCCAACGTGTCTCTCAACACTCATTTTTTTCTCTTCTTCTAAGTTCTCGTCATATAGATGTTTGTCGTCTTTATTTAAAAATAGATACGCTCCCGGAGTAGATGGTGATGATACTAAATCAAAACAGATTAATTCAAAATCGTCTTGAACTTCATTTTGTTCACCAATCTTTTTAAGAGAACCAACACCTCTTGATGAGATACCCAATGTAACACCTTGTCTAAGGTAGTTTGCTGCTAAATCACCTTTGGTCGAACAAATCCCACTTTCGTGATATCCCGGAGAAGTAAGTAATTTAATTTTACCCATTAGGACATTTCCTTCCCACCATACTTCGGTGATTGCGTGAGAAACTCTATCTAAATCAATTAGAGATGATTCCGGGTGATTCAACTCAGATAGAGCGGTTCCCTTTTGAATCATTTTTTTATAATTCTCCGCCTCTCTTTTTAATATTTTTTCAGGATATGTTCTACCATTTCTATTTGGTGTATTATATTTTTGTAATACAGCATAAAATTCAAATGGTTTTGAGTGGTCTAACATTCCGTTAGATTCTCGTATGATTTCAACATTACGTGTTTCCGTTGGGTTAATATAACCCGCATCGTACTCAACTAATATCCCTTTTCCTGTTTCATTTGGTTGTAATATTCGTAAATTCATTTTGAATGTTTTAATAATAAATATTAAACATTCTCGGTTTGTAACAATTCTTTATTGATTTTACTCTTTTTGGTTAGATAAAAATTAAAATTTTCATTCTTTAAAAAATTATCAATAAAAATTTGTTCTGTTATTTGTTGTAAACTTTGTTTTATTTCTTTACCCTTAAAGTCCAAACCTTCTTGAGTTATGTAAAAATTTATTTCAAGATTCATAAATGATTTTTTATTTAGATTAAGCCCGCTCGTCCTTAAATCTAAATCCACAATAAATTTTTCATCAAATATTTGTTTGTTTATCGACTCGTATATTGAGTGTTTAACACTTCTACTTAGGTTAAGAACTGTTCTTGTCCAATTATCACATTCGTAAATTGGTTCAACCCAAGTTTGGATGTTTAAGTAGAGAGATTTAAGATTGATTGAGTCCACCGTTCCATAAACAATTTTTGCTGTCTTGAAACCTTGTAGGAAAGAAGTTTTTCCCTTTTTCATTAATTTTCATATTTTCCTGTTTATTTTTAAAAATAATAGGTGTTTTTATATGTAATGTCAAAACTTTTTTGTAGGAAGAAGATATATGTATTATATGTTAATAGTAAAATTAAATAATAACCTTACAATTGAGAAAGCTTTAAAACTCTATAAAAGTAAAGTGATTAAAACCCGTCAAAGTTCTGAATTGTCAAAAAGAAAAGAATTTAAAAAACCGTCAGTAATTAAACGTGACGGTCTTTCGAAAGCTAAGTATGTTCAGAAAATCTTTAATTATCATTTGAATTAAATTTTTTCTTTAAGATTTTTAAGTTTGAAGTAGGTTAGTTTGTCGTATTTTTCAGAAATTACTTTTGAGATTGTTTCATCAATTCTTGTTTGCATTGAATTATCAGTGCTGGCATTTTTCATTTCCGTTAGTTTTGTAACCACACCTTCTTTAAGTGTGTTATATTTTTCATTCAAAGTTGAGTCATCTTCCGACAACAAAGCAATTAATTCTTTTTTATCTGATTCGTTTAAACCATCAATATAACTTTTAATAGTTTTGTTGGCAACACTTACCATTGTAGAGAGTGGTAAATCAATACCTTCTGTTTTTGTTACCGGTAATTTTTTAAGAGATTCCGATATAACTTTTCTACTTTTAATTTTTGACTCGATAGTTAAAACATCAATAGAAAATAATGTGTCAATATCGGTATAACTATTCTCAACGTTTTTATTACCAACCCAATCAACTAGTTTATTGATATCCGATTGTTTAATTTTGTTTACGGTATTCTCGTAAATTTTAATACATTCATTGATGTATTCATTACAATAAGATTCATTTAATGACTTAGGTGAACTTAATTCATCATATAGGTAAAACAATTTGCTAATGTTTTTATTTTCTATAACAAGTTTCTTAAATGTTTTTAATTCGTTTTTGAACGTGTCGTTAGCGTATGACTCCAATAACACATTTTCTATCTTTGTTTTTAATAAACCAAAATTTTTCATATCTAATTTTTATTATAAATATCTAATCTTTTAGAAGTTTACTTAATTGTGACTCAATATCACCTAAAGAATTTTTACCTTTGGATAAATCAATATATGATTCATCTTCAGTTAATGTACTTTGTTCCACTAAAATTTTTAAATTATCTCGTTTAAATGATTCAGGTGTTACACCAGCTTCACCTCCCGGTTCAGGACCCGGAGGGGTCTCAGGTGCTCCACCCGGTTCAGGTCCACCACCCGGTTCAGGTCCTCCTAAGTCTTCCATTCCTCCACCTAAGTCTCCTCCGAAACCTCCTCCACCTCCTGGCGGTGGTGGTGAAGATGGTGCCGCTCCACCGGTTGCTCCTGATGTTGGATTACCATATAATTTATCAATATTATCAAAGATACCTGTATGAGTAATAATTGTTGCGGTATTAGTTAATTCTGCTCCAACAGCCATTTCAATTCTTTGTTGTTGTAAATCTAATTTAATATCTTCATCTGAGAATCCTAAAATGTGTTTCTTAGCCCAAGATACCGATACCGGTGCGATACCCGCAATTGCTGCGACAGCTTGTTGATACAATCCTATTTTTTCTTTCCAAAGTTCGACTTTTAATAAATCAGCTTGAGATGATGGATTTGTTAATGCTAGTGTGAAATTAGATAATTCATCTTCAAATCCTAATAAGAATAAATGAATGATTGCAATTTTGTTTAATTCGGCAATCATAGATTTTTGAATCTTATTAATTGTTCTTGCGAAACGAATATCCATTAATGATAAATTTTTACCATCACCGGTGGTTTCTTCAAAACCTAAAAAGGCTTTAGGAACACGAAGAGCGGTTAATAATTTCTTTTGGATATATTCGATATCGGCAATCTCTGATAAGTTTTGAGCTCCTGCTAATGTTTCGATAGGCATTGTTGCTGCCGGGTCACGAACCGGAATAAAGTAATCTTGGTCAACCGCCATCTGATTAAATCTCATATCCACGTTACCTGTTTTCGCATCAACAATTTGGTCACGTTTGAATTTGTTTGCCACACGTTGTACGTATGCTTCAACATCTTTATCATCCATATTTCCAACAAATACTTTGAATACACGTCTTTCAGGTGCTCTTGAGGTTCTATAAATTAACATCGCATCTTCAGATAATAATAACTGTTTCCAAATACGTCTTGCCTTTTCTAACATAGATGTACCATATGGAAGTTTTCTATCATCACCTAATAAACGGAAATGAGCAATCTCCCAAGTGTTGTACTCCATATCTTTCGCTTTCCATTTAAATCTTAATCCTTTGTTTTCTGCCGGTTCTTCTATGTTTGCTGACTTTGCAGCCATACCTCTTTCCAAACGTTCTATTTCAATATTTGGTAATTGCATACATCCAACAATTCCTTTATCTGAGTCCAATTTTAAGTAAACAAAATTATCACCATATTTACAAGTATTTCTTGTCCACATAGTTAAGTTTGTATTGATATCTAGTACGTTATTAAATAAATCAGCTAAAATTGATTTTATCCTTTTTGATTCAGAATAAATTTGTAACATCTGACCATTCTCGTCAACCGTTGTTGATTCTTCACCGTAAATGTCTAAAGCGGCACTGATTTCTGGTGTGTTATGTGAAAAAATTGTATCTGTTGCAAAATTTTTATATCCCGGAACAGTTAAATCATAAACCGGTATTACACCGTAAGGTTCAATAGATACTATTTTATGGTTTAAATTTAAAATTTCACCAACACTTTTTGCCGTTGAGTATTTTGATTTTTCAATACCGTAAGCGTCTAAAAATGTTGACCAATCCTTGTAACCAGAATTTGTAATATCTCTTTGTAATTTCCTGTATGAAACATTCAACTTTAAAGCTGTTTTTTTCAAAGATTTCTCAACTCTTGCCGTTTCAATAATATTGTCAAAAGGTATCGAAAAATATGCCGGATTTTTATTACCTTTACGTTTTCCATCCCAAGTCATTTTACCTTTACGTTTGGCAACTTCAGACATTTTTAATCTATACTCAGGATTAGACCATAATTTTTCATTATTTAATTTAGCGTGATACGCTCTATGTTCTGAAATGTTCATAATTAATAAATTTTCAGGTAAATTATTTTTACCGTTAAAATCAATATGATGAACTTCTTCACTATCTTTTACTTTAACATCATTGTACCATTCAGCAATTAAATTATGTTCTGATATCCACCCATTATGACCTTCGTCTTTATTACAAGTATAAACCCAATTATACTTATTATTGTTATAAAATGATTTGCGATAAAAGGGCATCATAGAATCACCTTCTTTTAGATTCATAACTCTTTCAAACGAACCGTCCCGTTTCATTAATTGATGTTCCCAAGTCGTAATAATATATGAATTATCGTCGAATATTATTTTATACGTCATCTCATCACGAGTATAATGAGCATTTCTTGCTTTAGATGGTACTACTTTTTTTAAGTTATGGTCATATGAGTAGGTAATAAACTCATAATCTCTACCTTTATCTGCGAGTTCTTTTATTGTGACAAAACCATCCGGTGTTGCAATTTTTGTATCACCAGCAATGCAATATTCCATACTTTCATAATCATAAAATGATGCTAAACGAGTTGGTTCATAATAAACCGCTTGAGTATAAAGATTACTTTCAATTTTCGTCCATTGATTGGATAAGTAATACGTTTGTTGTGCTTGTAATTTTTCCCTTTCATATTCAGCTTGTGAAGTTGTTTTTAATAACTCCTTCTTATCTAACTTATATGTTGGGTAATCTTGATTCAATAACGAATTTGGTCCAAAGGCTTGTGATAACCTCTGCCATACTGTTAAATCGGTATTTTGATTATTTTCCATATTTTAAATTTAAATGTATTTTTTTTTATATAAATAGTTTTGGGTGGATGAAAATTGTTTTTACGGTATTACTATTGTTGGACCACTAATGTCAAACTCACAGGTAAGATTAAGTGCATAAATATTATTTCTAGAATCTGGATTAACATCGTTATAAGCTCCGTATTTTGAAACAAAAAATTTATAACCATCTTTAAAATTAATTGATGGGAAATTACCGAGAGGGATAACACCTGTTAAATTAACTGTTTCTGTTGAAGTTATTGAGCTTAAATCATATGGTGATGATAATGTTTGTTTTTGTACAAATGACGACACTAACGAAAATAAATAATTACCACCATTTTGGAATGATATATCTAAAGTAATCGGAGTAGTTATAGATTGTGTTTCAGTAACCCCAGAACTAATATCCCAAGGTGTTGTTAGAGTGTATCTTCTTAATAGAGTTCCTTTTTGTATAAACATAAATAAACCATCAACACTAAAGTCAATAGCAGTATCTGTGTCAGGACTAATCCCGATATCATAAATATCTCCAATAGTAAATGTTTGTCCCGTTATTTCCCACGCTACGGGTAAATTATACTTAATAACAAAATTGGTTGAACCCGAGTTATACCCACATACAAAAAGGTTTGTACCGTCAGGAGAAAAATGATGTCCAGAAGCCACTGTTGACCCTGATTGGTTTATAAACAAATTACCTGTAACACTAGGGACTGATGAACTAATTGTTGATACATCCCAAGGTGTACTTAAAAAATATCCCGCAATTCGGTCTGGAGCACCACCACCTGTACCATTATTATGTCTTGATATATATAATATCGTACCGTCTGATTTAAAAGAAGTACAACGTTGATTGTAAAGATTTATGAAGTTTTCACCACTATATATTGTCTGTGGAACACAAGGTGTGGGTGTTGGTGTTAAAGTTGGTGTGGGTGTAACCGTCATAGTTGGTGTATTTGTTGGTGTTGGTGATGGACAAGGATTATCTGATATACATAGAACACAACTTGTATACGATGAAACGGATACAACTAATGATTGATTATCATATGGTTCCTCATTTGATGCTATACCACAGAAAGTAAATTCATCGGTGGTTACATAATAAGTGTTACCAATAGTAATTGGTGTTGTTACGCCACCCACTTTATAAGTGATATTCCCGAAACAACATTCTTTGAAATATTCTATTGTTGGTGGTAATTGTGACGATGTAGGTGTTATTGTAGGAGTTATTGTAGGAGTTACCGTAGGTGTTACAGTATTTGTTGGGGTTATGGTATTTGTTGGTGTTATTGATGGTGTTGGAGTTGGTGTAGGTGTTACCGTATTTGTAGGTGTTATTGTTGGTGTTGGGGTAGGTGGATTACCTTCACTTACAGGGTTTTGTTTTGGGAACTTTTTGAATAAGTCAGGGGTTATATTTTTTTCATTATAAATTCCTTGACCATCCACATTAAGTTTTGAGCCAGCAAATACATTCCCGGATTTTTTTCTACTAACAAAACTACCCCCTTTAATATTATTATCAATTAAAAATTGGTTTGGTTTTGGTTCTTGATTTAAATCTAGATTTATATTAACCGGAACTTCAATATTTCTCTTTCTATCTGAGATACCCATATGTTCTTTTTTAGATAAATATTATCTAACACCAAATAACCAACCATACTTTTGATAATCTTCACGACTAACTTGTTGGCTATTAAATTGATTTATTCTATCTTGATAATGTGGGATTACAGGATTAAAATTAATATTTTCTTTGATTGATTCATTATTATTAACAGACCAAGAGTTTAACATAGCTTTGGTTTGTTCGGTAACTTTTGTTAATTTAGTGAAGGAAGATTCTCCCACGTATGTTGCCATAGCGATTGACATAATCATATCGTCGTGGTGACCTTTTTGATGGTCAGGACGACCATTAATATAAATAAATGTATTCATCTCGTTATATAAACGAGAACTATAAATTCTAAATTTATGTCTCATCACCTCTTCAAACGAAGCGATAATTTGAACACGTTTATTATTAAAGTTAATACCCGGGATTTTTTCAGCTGATTTAGGGTCGTATTTCCATTGATTACCCAACTCAACACCATCAACATATAAATCCTTATAATTCATTTCTTGTAACTTCCTTGAGGTAGCAACACCCATACCACCGGTGATATCAATTACCACATACGCGGAATACATTACAGCCCATTTATGACAAATTTCTGCCATAGTATCCGGAGGTAATTTACCAACATATTCGGCAACCTGTTCTCTATCGTCAAAATCTACAATTTGAAATGAACTATAATCTTCCGAATCTCCTCGGGAAACGTCAACACCCATTATATATTTATGACCAACGATTGGTTCCTTCCAAATCCAAAGGGAATTACCCATTAATTTCTGTTTTGGTTCCAATACCATATTCTCACGAATATCTTGCATCATTAATGAATCAAATACGTTATCCCCGGAACCTAAGAAGTTACACTCCAACTCCTGAGATACTTTACGTTTATCGTATTTTAATTTCTTAACCATCGCTTCAAACCAAGACGAACAAGGTTTGTATCCATCAGCCATTAATATTTTAACCTCATCAAAATTTCTTGCGTCGTAAGATTTACTACCCCAATCAATAAATGTACTAGAGTCATAATCTTCTTTATTTAATAAATAATGAATTATATTCTCTGTTTTAACAAAAAATAAATCTTTAGTATATCTTGGGTCTCTATACCAAAACATTTCCGTAATTTTAAAATCATTCATATTACGTAATGCTTGGTCATAAATTTCGTAGTAAATCGCATCATAACCATTTGGTGTTGAAACGACTATTACTTTTCCCCCCGTAGATAGGGATGCCATACACGCAGACCAAAAGTCACTGTCCGCTTCGATAAACGCAGCCTCATCAAATACAAGTATGGTAGGTGTAAAACCACGTAACGCATCCTTAGATGTCGCAACGGCTTTAACCTCACAACCATTTGTTAATTTATAATGTTTTTGGGAATTTTTGGCTTTATCAAAACCTACACCGGTCCAAGTTGGCCATTGACCAACAAATGAACGAATTTTATTGGCCATCTCTAATGAGGTATCCAACTTGTTCGCAATAATTAATATTTTCTCGGGGGTTTCTTTTCTAGCGAATACTAACTTTTTAGACATCCAAGCCGCAGTAACTGTTGATACTCCGGCTTGTCTGTACTTTAATGCTATATTCTCATTGTAGTTTTCGTAATCTTCTAATAGTGATAGTTGGTCCGGGAAAAGTTCCAAAGGAACATATTTTTTAACCGTATTATCATACGTTTCTAAGTAAGTTCTTAAAGCGTATTCAATATCTCTACTACATTTTACGTATTCAATTAATACTTGTTCTTTTGTTAAATTCGACATACATAATGTTGTCGGTAATTTTTAGAATCCTAACGCAGATAAATCAATATCGTCTAAGTCATCTAAGTCATCAAAATCGTCATCATTGTTTCCGTAATCATCACTATCATCATCGTCGTCAGACATTTTTGATTCATATTCGTGTTTTTTAAGGATATCAACAATCTCGTCAACCATTCTATTTATTACCTCTTTTGCTTCAGGTTTATCAGCCATAATGGCTTTCGCTAATACAATAAAATCTTTTGCCTGTAATTGAGACAATTTCATAAATAAATATTGTTGAAGGTGTCTTTGGTCTTCTTCATATAATTTGTCAGGCCAAGATTCTCTGAATTTTTCCCAAAATATTGGTCCCAATCTTGAATCCCATATTTCTGACGGTAAAGTATCCTCAGCACCAACAACCATACTTCTTTGAACTGGGTCGTTTGGTAATCCTTGGTCACCATATAATGAATAAATACCTTTAACTATTTCGTGAACTAATAACGGGAATGTGAACGCTTTTGCTTTGATTGTTGGGGGGTCAGTTTCAGGGTCAGACTCTGATTGTCCCATTTGACCTCCACCGGAACCTGCCATGCCTTCCATATCAGGATATAACCAATATAAGTGTTCCATTAATGATTGTGTCACACCATATAAGTTTAATAAGTTGGGGTCTAATCGGTTAATTTCATCACTAACCAATGTATACATATGACCACCTTTAAATGCAGCACCTTGAACTAATGAATTAATCATTCTTCTTTTTGCTTTCTCTAAATTAAATTTTTCCATAGAATCCATAAAGTCCTCTATTTCTTCTTGATGTTCTTCACCCTCTTTAAAAGCGTCTTCTACTTCTTCCTCATCCGGTTCTTCTGCTTGTGTTTGCATACCTTCAGCAGCGCCCATCATACCACTCACTAATTCCACATCAAATTGTAATTGACCTTCGGGAATACCTAATTCTTTTTTAACTAAATCAACGGCCAAGCTTTCAAGATAGTCTTTGTTTTCAACCTCAACTCTTTTAATTTGTTGTAAACTACCCATAACAGAACTCATTAGACCCATCATAGGATTATTACCTTGAATTACTCTAGTATCACCTAAAAATCTTCTTACTTTCTCTACTGAGTCCTTAAATCTTTGTGATGTAATTAATTCAACAAAATCTCTATCACCATCTTGTGGTAACATAGGGTTTTCGGCATATGGTGTTTGTCTTTGATTAATCTGTCTTTCAATACCCGGTTCCATTCTCTCAGGTCCGTCATAACTAACAGGAGCCTCATTTAAACGACGATTAATTTCATTTAACATAGTTTGTTGATTATTAGTCAAACCTTCATTAACTAGTTTCTTATCCAAGTCACTTTTAACTTGTAATATTTTTTCCATTTTTAAATTTACACTCATAATTATTTTATTTTAAGACCTAACTGATTGAATTTTAAAAAACTTGGTAATTCCTTTTTCATTGCCTTTGGTGCTCCTTTTTTATTTGGGTCCGGTTGAAATGGATGTTTTGGTTTTGTACCTGGATTAACTTTTGGTTTTGCCGGAGCAGTTTTAGTATCCTCATCCATTTCTCTTTTTTTAGCTTTTGGAGCTCCTTTTTTATTAGGGTCCGGTTTGAATGGATGTTTTGGTTTTGTACCAGGGCTTACTTTTGGTTTTGCCGGAGCAGTTTTTGTGTCTCCTTCAAATAAACTTAATAATTCTTGTTTACTCATTTTTGGTGTAATGTGTCTTTCGACGATTCTTAAAATTTCTCTTTCAATTTCACTTTCCCCAAAAGTTGGTTGTGGCATCATTTCACCAAGTTTATTTTTCATAACTTTGGTATAAGAGCTTTTTACCATATCATCATAACCTTCTTTGGTTTCTTTTTTCTTTTCAGGAAGTTTTGCAAAGTTAGTTTTTTTTCCAAACTCTTCAGCCATTTTACACCATTTTTTTTGTTCTTTTGTTTTTCCATCACCACATTTAGAGAAGAAATATTTTTGTTGTTTTTTTGATTCAAATTTTTCGTCGATGTCACCCTCTTGCATTTCAGTAGCAATTACATTACCGTTAGCGTCAGTTTTAACATTAACATTACCAACATCGGCACCCGTTGTTTTTGCAATATTTTGAGGAACCGTAACTGTTTTAACTTGTTTAGTTGTTGTTGTAACTTGTTCTTGTAATTTACTGAACAATATATCAACCTGACTATCGGTCATTTTATTTAGAGTGGAAGCCTTAATTCCCTCCTTTACTAGTTTCAATTTTTTTTGATTAGTGTTCATATTCAATTTTCTTTTCAAATTCTAATACGATATCTCTCTCGTATAATTTATCTTTGACTGATAGTTCTGTTTCTCCAAACTTAAAAACCAATCTTCTTTGTCGGGTGAAGTCAACGTCTTCACTCTCATTTTCCCAACATAATGCGATTATATCATCCATTGAATCTATCATCGAAAAATAGTCAGAGTTTTGAATTACTGACATTGTGATTTGGTCATTCTTCAAAACTCCTACTTTTTTAATGTGTTCTATGTCCGGTGGGAGTGGGTAACCGTTAGACGGTTTTGATTCCCAAGCTTCACCCCAAACATCTTCTACATTATCCGAGAAAATAAATTCATATATGTTATCACCTTTATAATTAGGACCTAATTCATTAACATATATTAAATAACTCATTATACTATCTGACCTTTTGTATTAACTCTTAATTGTTTGTTGTTCATTTCAAATACTAAATTTTGTCTGTTTGTTTTACCAATCAATTTAGCGTTTGGATATTTTTCCATTAATTTTCTTGCTCCAACTTCTTGAGATATACTTTCAGATAATTGTTTGATTTTATTAATTTTAACTTTTTTACTTTCAGAAATTATTTTAGATTGTTTTTTCTTAGAATCAATTAATTGTTTTTCTTTTTCATCTATTTTGAAATAACCTTCAATAATTTTATCAACTTTAGATTCAGTAAAAATTCCTTCAATCATATCTTCAAGATGACCTGAGTGTTCATCATCAATATCCGGATGTCTCAAATTTTTTCTACGTTTTGGTTCAAAATCAAAATCTTTTTCTAAATCAATTTCACTAAATTCATCATCATCAAAATCTCTAAATCTTGATTTCATTTCAAAATCATCAAATCCTTCTCCCATTTCACCTTCAGGTGCAATCGGTTCTTCACCACCCATTTCGTCACCACCAAAGTCAGGTTCTTCATCACCCAT